TCGCGATTGTCGTGCGTGCCAAAACCTTTCCTCACGTGAATACAAGCGGCGCCAACGCGCTGCATTGATATAGGAGCATTACCATGGCAGTCGTAAACACCAAGTCCACCGCCGTCACCAACGCCGACGCGGCGACGCAGACCAACCTCTCGCTGAAGATTGCCGGCGGCCGTCTTCGCGAGTCGGTCGGCACTGTCGAAGCCGTCAACGGCGACTCGATCGGCTCCACCTTCCGCCTGGCCCGCATCCGCTCCGGCGACCGCGTTTCGCGCGTGATGCTGTCGTGCGATGCGATCACGACCTGCGCCGGCGACGTGGGCATCTATGACATTGCCGCCAACGGTGGCGCCGTCGTCGATGCCGACTTCTTCGCCTCGGCTCAGTCGCTGGCCGCGGCGCTGGTAAATCAGGACGTGACGCACGAAGCCGATGCCGCCGATGCTGGTGCCGGTTTCGGTCTCGCAGATGTCGAAAAGCCCTTGTGGCAGGCGCTCGGCCTCGCGGCCGACCCGTACAAGCTCTACGACATCGCCGTCACCCTGACGGCCGCGGCCGCCTCGAACGGCACCATCGCCATGAAGGTGCAGTACGTCAACGGCAACTGACCGCTTCCCGGTTTAATCTCCCTCCAGTGAAGCACTTTGACCGGGGCCATGTGCCCCGGTTTTTTCTTCAGGACTCAGAACATGGCGACCAGTGTCTCTATATGCTCAAACGCACTGCTGATGCTCGGTGCGCAAACCATCAACGATTTGAACGAGGGCACCGACAGGGCACGATTGGCGGCCAACCTTTACCCGCAGGTGCGCGACGAGATGCTGCGGTCGCATCCGTGGAACTGCGCAATCAAGCGCGTCGTGCTGGCGCCAGATGTGGCGATGCCGCCATTCGGATACACATACCAATTTACTCTGCCGTCGGACTGGATTCGCACGCTTTCGGTTGGAGACTACGGTGAAGAGATAGACTTCCGAAGCGAAGGACGGCGCATCCTGGCCGACACTGACACGCTGAAGCTGCGCTACGTCTTCCACAACACCAACGAAGCCACATGGGATGCTGGCTTCGTCGAATCGATGCAGCTCGCGATGGCCGCCCGCATGGCTTACGCGATCACGCAATCGACCAGTCTCGAAGATCTGCGCGTACGTGAGATGGAGATGGCACTGAAGCGAGCACGTGCCGCAGACGGACAGGACGACCCACCCGAAACGCTCGGCGACTTTCGCCTGCTTTCCAGCCGATACTGACGGGAGACGACACCATGCCTAGAGTGACGCTCGTTCAGACCAATTTCACCGCCGGGGAGATGTCCCCCCGGTTGCTCGGGCGTGTCGATATTGCACGATACTCCAACGGCGCGAAGACCATCGAGAACGCCTATCCACTGGTGCATGGCGGCGTGATCCGCCGGCCGGGATCGCGTTTCATCACAGCGGCCAAGTTCGCCAACAAGAGAGCGCGGCTTATCCCATACATCTTCAACCGCGATCAGGCCTACATCATCGAATTCGGCAATCAGTACCTGCGCGTGTACAAGGACGGCGCCCAGGTGATCACCGGCGGAGGCACGCCCTATGAGGTGGCGACGCCCTACACCGAAGCGATGCTCGACGAAATCGACTACGTGCAGGGCGCCGACACGATGTTCATTGCGCACCCGAGCGTGCCTATCTACCGCCTGCGCCGTCAGGATCATGACGACTGGTCGCTGGCGCCTGCGCCTTTTGTCGTCACGCCGTTCGCCGAGATCGGCTTCCGGCCGGCAACCACGCTTACCCTGTCGAATGCTGCCGTCGGTACCGGCCGAACGCTCACGGCAGGCGCGGCGACCTTCCTCGCCTCCGATGTCGGACGCGACGTGTGGGCCGGCGCAGGGATCGCCACGATTACCGCCGTCTCCAGTTCGACCAGCGCGACAGCCGACATCAGCATCGCTTTTTCCGGAACGTCTATCGCCTCCGGCCAGTGGCAGGTCAAAGGATCGCCTCAAGGCCAGATCACGCCATCTGCCAAAGACCCGGTAGGCGCTTCGATCACCCTGACCTCACCGTCGAGCACAACGGAAACCGTCGAGTCTTCCAAGTCGATAACCGGACTGTCGCACAACGGCACGAGCACGGTCACGGTGACGATCACTGGCCACGGCTACAGCACAGGCAACGCGATTAAGATTGCCGGCTGCGTTCCGTCTGAATACAACGGTACCTATACGATCACAGTCAGCAACGCCAACAGCTTCATGTACACGCTCTCCCCAGATCCGGGTACGGCATACACGCTTGGCACGGCGGCGCGCGTATCGTCATCGACCAGCACACTCGACCTCTGGCGCCACGAGGATGTTGGCAAGTTCGTGAACATCAACCGCGGACTTGTCGAAATCACCGCTTACACGTCAGCGCAGCAGGTGACAGGCACGATCCGCGTCGCCCTCGATGCGACGGTCGAATCACCGGCAAATGCCTGGACGCTTGAATCTGCCGTGTGGAATGCCAACGATGGCTATCCGGGGGCCGTGTCGCTACATGAACAGCGCCTTGTCGTTGCCGGTTCCCCTGGGTATCCGCAAACCGTCTGGATGTCTCGCACTGGCGAATACCTTAACTTCGAGCAGGGTACGAAGGACGACGACGCTATGTCATTCACCATCTCGTCCGACCAGATCAACCCAATAGCGCATCTTGGCCAGGTGCGCGCCTTGATCGCTCTGACCTACGGCGGCGAATTCACGCTCTCTGGCGGCGTCGAGAAGCCGATCACGCCGACAAACATCCAGGTGAAGAATCAATCGGTCTATGGCTGCAACACCGTCCGTCCGATCCGCATAGGCAACGAGCTGTACTTCGTGCAACGCGCCAATCGGAAGCTGCGCGCGATGGCCTACAAGTTCGAGAACGACGCCTACGGCGCGCCAGATTTGTCGGTGCTTGCCGAGCATGCGACGGAATCCGGCATCGTCGATATGGCGTATCAGCAGGAACCGGAATCTGTCATGTGGCTGGTGCGTGGTGATGGTGTAATGGCGACCGTCACCATCGACCGCGATCAAGATGTCGTCGGGTGGGCGCGGCAGATCACCAATGGTGTTTTCGAGTCTGTCGCCTCGATCCCGGTCGCCGACGGTGAAGAGGTGTGGGCGCTGGTGCGCAGGACGGTCGGCGGCAGCACCGTGCGCTATGTCGAGCGCTTCGACCGGGACATAGCGACCGATTCGGCGATCACCGGAACGCATGCGACGGGCGTCGAGACATGGACGGGTCTTGCCCATCTGGAAGGCAAGGAAGTCGACATCCTGGCCGATGGCGTCGTGATGCAGCGCATGACCGTCAGCGGCGGGCAGATCACCCTAGGCCGCACCGCCAAGGCCGTCGAGATTGGCCTGCCCTACACAACAACGGTCGAGACGCTGACACCAGAAGTCGCCGGCGGTACCGGAAGCGCCCAGGGAAATAGCATGCGCATCGCCGAGGTGACGCTGCGCTTCCACGAAACGACCGGCTGCGAGATGAACGGTCAGGTAATCCCATTCAGAAATTTTGGCCTGGCCGTGCTCGATGCGCCCGCCCCCATCTTCACCGGCGATCACCGCGTCGAAAAATTGGGATGGGAGCGCGGCGCCGCGACGCTGGTGATCCAGCAGAAGCAGCCGCTTCCCTTCCATCTGCTTGCCGTCATCAAGAAATTCACCTCAAACGACTAGGAGGAAACCCGTGATCCGACCCGCTACCCATGACGACATCGACCGCCTCGTGATTCTCGGCGAAGAGATGCACGTCGAGTCCCGTTTCGCCCGCTTGCCACTTGATGTCGACAAGGTCAGGGCGCTATTTGCCCATCTGATCGAAAGCCCGGACGGCCTACTGATCGTCGCAGAAAAGGACGGCGAAGTGATCGGCGGCTTCGCCGGCTACGTCGCCGAGCACTACTTCGCGCGCACCAAGGTGGCATCAGATTTCGGGCTGTTCATCTCTAAACAAGAGCGCGGCGGAATGAATGCGGTACGATTGTTGAAAGCCTATGCGCGATGGGCGAAAGAGCACGGCGCCGTGATGATACAGGCGGGTATCACGACAGGCGTTCATGTCGAAGCCACGTCGTTGATGTATAAAAAGATTGGATTTCGTCAGGTCGGCGTACTTTTTGAATTGGAGGACTGACTGATATGTGCACTGGATATGAAATCGCAATGGTGGCAATGGCCGCAGTCGGGGCAGGTACTGCAATCTACTCGGCAAACCAGCAGTCAGAAATGGCTGACTATCAAGCGGAGCAAGCCCAAGCAGATGCAAACGCAGAAAAGAGCGCTGCCGAGGTGCATGCTGAAAAGATTCGCAAGATGGCCCGCATTCAGGCTGGCGAAGCGACGGCATCGCTTGCCGGATCGGGCGTCGATGTCGGCGAAGGGACAGCGCTGAACATCAACAAGGACATTTACGGACGCGCAGAGGAAGACGCGGTGACGGCCATCTTTGGTGGAAAAGATCGTGCTGCCCGCGGCTATGCCGATGCATCGATGTCTCGCATGAGGGGCGACTCTGCACAGACCGCCGGCTATCTGAACGCCACGTCGTCGGTGCTCAGCGCCTACGGGACGGTCGCCAAAGGATGGAAAACAACCAATGCGACGACTCCGGCGGCTGGCGGGAATAGTTAAGGGGTAGATCATGCGCATTCCAATCGGAAATTTCGGCTTTCGTGGCCCCGATCCAGTGCAACACACCCGCATCAACGGCGAAGGCATTGATGCGGCAGCACGGGCCGGGCAGAACCTTGCTGCCAACGCGACGCGGATCGCTGGCGACGTCTACGAGCAGCAGGTACGCGAGCAGGATGCCCTGCAGCAGGTCAAGATCGCGGGGGAAATTCAGGATCGGCAGATGCAGTACGAATCCGTACTGTCCGACCTTGGCCGGCGAGCCGATGCCGGCGAGTTGGATCACAAGGCGATTCCTGAGGCGTTCAAATCCGCTACGTCGATGCTTCCGCAGATAGACATGAACGGCATGTCGCCCGTAATGGTCGAGAAGACACGGCAGAGCCTGTCCATGCTCGACCACAATGCGCAGCAGCGCCTGGATAGTTTCGTGGCGCAGGGCAAGAAAACTGAGGCGCGGTTTTCTGTTGATCGGCTGCTGGATGGAATCGACAAGAGCATGGCCTCCCCGGATGCCGACCCCGATAAAGTGACCGCGATGCTTGATGCGCCACAAGTCAGAATATCGGCACAACAAGCCTATGGCGATGCTGCCGAAAGCAAGCTGCAAGAGCGCAAGGACAATGCGTGGTTCACCTTCGGAAAAACTCAACTGATCGCAGCCGGAAACGACGCCGGGGCGCTACGCGGCTTTATTGGCGAACTCGATGACGAAAAAGGCCGTTTCGCCAATAGGCTCGATGGTGACAAGAAGAACGCCTTGAAGATCGCCGCGCAGTCGCAACTCGATCAGGTCTTGCGGCGCGAGCAGCACGAGGCAGATAAGCGACTGGCCGATGCCGAGAAGGTTATTCAGGAATTCGGCAATCAGATCACGACGACAACGAAGGCGCGGCCCGAGGACTATCTGAACTGGGTTGAGCGCGTCAAGGGAACCCCATTCGAGCAGCAATTCGTCGAGATGCTGACCGTTGAGAAGGAGGTCCAGAAGGTCGTTGCGCTGCCGCCGGAACAGCAAGACAAGTTTCTGAGCGATGCCCGTGCCGCGCAGCGCGTCAATGGCGCAGGCGAAAAGCAGATCAAGATGTTGAACGCCTTGGAAGAATCCGTCGGCAAGAACCGCAAGCTGATGGCTGACGAACCATTGCGCTACCTCACAGAGCGCACCGGGCAGGCTTTCCATCCTCTGAGTCCGGCCATGTTGCAGCAGGGGGGCAATGCTGTGGCCCATGAACTACAGAACCGCCTGTCTTCGCTGTCTGGGCTGCGTAAAACGACCGGCGGACGGACAGACTTGAAACTGTTCTCCAAGGACGAATCGGACCAGATCGGCAAGGCGTTGGCGGATGCTCCCGTCGGCGCGCAAGGGGCCATGCTCGGACTGTTGCGCAGCGCGATCAACGATCAGCGCGCCTATGCCGACACTGTGCGACAGGTCGCCAAGGACGACCCTGTTCTCGCTTACGCCGGCATCGCCCAGGGTCGCAACCTGACAACGACTAACGGGCGAGCGCTTTCCGATCTGCTGCTGGAAGGCCGTGCCATTGTCCGTGACGGGTCGTTCAAGATGCCAACCGAAAAAGCGGGAAGCACAAGCATGCAACAGACGTTTAGCGAATACGTCGGCAATGCTATCGAACCAGGCGCATCGTCAGCCCGAGAGGACACGTTCAAGGCCGCCTCTGCGGTCTATGCCAAGCTCGCCAAGGACGCCGGAAAAACAGACGGCTCGCTCGACACGGGACTCTATGAGCAGGCTGTGCGCCTAGTCACTGGGGGCGTGGTCGAGCATGCCGGTTACAAGACAATCCCACCTTATGGCATGGGCGACGACGTGTTCAACGACAGGGCGCGCTCGGCCAAGTTCGCCGCCGAGAAATCCAACGACGCCCCGGCAGGCAGCTTCGCGGCCATGCAGATGCGGGCCATCGGCCCGAACCGTTATGAGCTGCTGAACGGCCAGCGTCGCCAGATCGGAAAGGACGGCTTACCAATCATCCTGACCATCGAGTGACGACATGAGCGCCCTTCTCGAACTGCACCCGGAACTTGAGCGCAATGCGCTGGACACTGCCTTCCGGCCGGGTGAAAGCACCAGCGATCTTCCCGACCCAGGCATTTTCTCCGGCAGCCTGAGTAAGTCTCTTGGCAAGGGCGCCATGACAGGCGTCGTCAAGATTGGCACAACGACAGAAGCCTATTTCAACGACGCATGGGCGCGCGGCCTGGACGTAGTTTCCGGCCTGCTGCCCACCCCGCAAGGCGGCGGAAGACCGGACGTGCTGTCCCATGAGCGCGCCGGCCAGACGATGAACCGCGAAGCTACCGCCAAGGCGATTGCCGACCTTCGACCAAATCCGCATCAGGACGGTGTAGCGGCGCAGGTTCTGCATTCGCTCGGCGACGTGCTGACCCGTGCGACTGTCGGCTCTGTGGCGGCTGGCCCATTCGGCGGCGCTGGAACGGTCGGCCTATCAGAGGAATACAGCAGCCGCGTGGTCAGCGAATCGGAAGGCATCGATCCGGTGACGGCACAGAAAAAGTCTGTCGTCGATGCAGTAACAACCGGGGCCGGCGTGCTCATTCCCGGCAGCAACATCGTCAAGGGAAAAGCGGCCGATGCGCTTCTGACGATTGGCGGCAATGTCCTACTCGGTATTTCCGGGCGGGCGGCCAACCGCCAGATTCTGGAAAGCGGCGGTTATACCAAGCAGGCACAGCAGCACGACCCATTTGATCCGGTTGCAATCGCCACGGATACGCTGCTTGGCGGTGGATTTTGGGGGCTGTCGCGCTTCACACACGCCCGCGCCGAGTCGCAAATGCAAGGCAGCGAAAGCGACGCCGTGCGTACCAAGCTGAACGGCCAGCACTACGCCGAGGGCAGCGCTCCAGGGACGCCAGCCGACCCGGCATCAGCCCACATCCACGCCGAGAACATGGAGGAATCAATCCTTGCTTTGGCAGAAGGCCGAATGCCAAAGCTGCGGCCAGAGACCAGCAAGGCGCAATTCATCCCGCGCCCGACCGATAGCGCAGCCCGCGAGCTGGTACGCAGCGCCCTGCCAATCGAGCAGCGCTTCACCCCATCGTCCCGGCTGGAATCGGTCTCCACGGAGAAGCGCCGGGCACTGCGCTACGACGCACCCGAGCTAAACGAATACGCTGCCACAATCGAACAGCGCTACGGCCTGCCGGGAGGACTAATCAATGCCCTGAAGAACGCCGGGGAGAAATCGAACAGCACCCAGGTATCACCGGCCGGAGCCGCCGGAGTGATGCAGTTCATGCCAGAGAACCTGAAAAAGTACGGCGTCGTCGATGCAACCGACCCGGTGCAGATGATCGACGCCGCCGGGCGCTATCTGCGCGACACGATGAAGCAGTACGGCGGCAACATCGATGCCGTTATCGCCGACTACAACGGCGGGCCGCGTCAGGCACGGAGGGTGATGAATGGCGAGCCGCCGAAAGCTGCGGAAACCGTCGGCTATCTCAACCGGGTGCGCGCCTACATGGACCGTCAGGATCGTCCCTACGCGCGTGAAGCCAAGATTGAGGACTTCGCCAAAAAAACCGGGAGGCGAGTTGCGGTCGACGCGGAAAACAGGCCAATTTTCGAGGACGGCACCGCCTTCCCACGCGAGGCAATCAGCGATTTCTACGAGCAACGCGTAGCACATCTTGGCAAGGCCGACACCGCCCCGATGCCCGACGTGCTGTTCCGGATCGGCGAGGTCGATGATTTCACCGCAGCCGGCCTGCGCGACTTCCTGCCAGGATTCACGGACGACCTGCGCGAGGCCAGGATCAGCGCCCAGGCCATCCGGCATATCCACGACTCGCGCCCTGGCATCGCCCGCGAGGTGTTGCAGCGGCTTGACGACGGGACGCTCTACGCCGATGAGGTGCTGCCCAATCCGAAGGACAGGTCTCGCGCACTGGTCGTTCTGAAGGATGCTGGCCCGACCGGCGAGAACATCCCGAAGCATCTTTCGCAGGTGCTTGAGGTCTCGGCCAATGGCAAGGGAATCGACGTAGTGACGGCAATGACCGCGCGCGACGGGTCTCTGAACAAGGCCCGCGAACTAAAGCGCAAGATCATGGAAGAAAGGGGGGGTACGGCTCAGGACGGAGGGGCTGCATATCCCTCATCTTCCTTGGCTGACTCGCTAGCGAATCAACCTCACGCGGCAGCAGATTTTCCGACGTTCGCCCAAAACCGTGAAACAAGCATAGCACAGCCGGTGGAAGTCGCCAGCAACGTGATCCGCACCTTGTCGGAACAGCCAACCGTCGCCGACGCGCTGAACAAGGCCGGCGAAATGGTCGGTGAGGCGGTCGATTCGATGCGGCCCGATCCCGGCCAGCAGGCAAGACAGGCGACGGAATCGCCGACGCGTCGCGCGGCAACCGAGGCCGTCAATGACGCGCCCGACATGGTGATTCGCACCGAGGACGGCGCCGATATTTCCGCCCGCGATGCCTTGCAGCAGGCTCGTGAGGAAGTCGCCAAGGCAGAAGCGGACAGCAAAGGATTTATGGCTGCCGTAACTTGTTTTCTGAGGAAGGGGTAAGAACATGCGCCAAGAATGTATTGAAGCAACGCAGCAAGCTATTGGCCGGGTATTGAACGCCGCCGAGATCAAGGGCATCGAAGGCCGCATCATGCAGGCAATGCGCCGACTGGCAGCCGAAGACCCCGACGGCTTCCGCGCCATGACCAAGGACGAACGCCTGATCGCTGCCGGAGAACGCGCATCGTCTGACCTGATCCACGAGGCCAACCTGAAGGCGCGACGTACTGAACTGCAGGTGACGAAGACGGCGCAACTGCTCGACTTCGCGCGTGGAGACAACCCGGCGGAAGCCTTCGACCGCCTCGGCGACCGCATCGCCTTCAACTCGGCCAGCAAACACGGCGTCACCAGCGTTGAGAAGGAAGCCATCGCCGAAGGAAACCGCATGATCGGCAAGCTGGTTTCCGACCCGGATTTCGTCGAGCTGATGAAAGCACCAGAAGGAATTGAGGCCATGACGCGCGAGCTGCACGGCGAGGCTTCCGGCAACGCCTCTGCGAAACGGCTGGCCAGTGTGTTTCACGACCTGGCCGAAACATCGCGCCAGCGCTTCAACCGGGCCGGCGGTGACATTGGCCACCTGGAAAACTGGGCAGCCCCTCAGCACCATAGCCAGATCAAGGTCGCACTGGCCGGCATGGAGAAGTGGGTCGGCGACATCCTGCCGCGCCTGGATCGGACGCAGTACATGAACGAGAACGGGCTACCCATGACCGACGCTGAACTGTCGGACTTCCTGCGCCATGCCTTCCAGTCGATTGCCAGCGACGGCGCGAACAAGGTGACGCCCGGTGCTTTCGCCGGTAACGGGACGCGTGCCAACCGGGGCAGCGCTTCGCGGGCATTGCACTTCAAGGACGCTGACGCCTTCATGGAATATCAGACGCTGTACGGCGACAAGCCGATGGCAAATGTACTGCTCGATCACTTGCGCGGCATCGGCAAGGACATTGCGCTGGTCGAGGCCTTCGGCCCGAATCCAGATCACACGATGCGTCTGGCGCTCGATACCGTTGGCGCCGAAGCCAAGCTGCTCGACCCGGCACGGATCGGCAAGATCGACAAGGCCGCCGGCCGGGTGCAAAACCTCTATAACGAGTTGGCCGGCAAGCAAATGCCGGTGGCGTCCCTGCGCATGGCAGCATTCTTCGATGCGATGCGCTCGCACTTGGTCGCGTCGAAGCTCGGCAGTGCATTCCTGACAAGCTTCTCCGACGAATCGACGATGGCCGCCACGGCGCAGGCCAACAACATCAGCTATCTTGAAGTGTTCCGGCAAGAACTCTCCACGCTGAACCCGACGAACCAGATGGAAAAGCGCGTTGCCATGCGTGCCGGTCTGGCGCTCAATGTCGTGCTGCAAGACCTGAACCGCTACGCGGCCGATCAACTGAAATTCGACTACATCGGCGACGGCCTGCTCGACAAGGCAGCCGCCGGCTATTCGCGGGTATCGAAGCAGGCCGCACATGCGGTAATTAAGCTGTCCGGTCTGCCGCTGATTACCGAGGCAAGAAAACGCGCCTTCGGCACGGTGATGATGGATTCGCTCGGTACCCTGACGCGCGATGTCGACAGCCTCGGCAAGCTAGACGCCAAGGACGCGGCAATGCTCAAGGCGAAAGGGGTGGATGACACGCACTGGGCTGTCTGGCGGATGGCTGATAAGGAAGACTGGGGCGGCGGGCATGATCAGGTGCTGACGGCCGAATCCATCTACGCCATTCCAGACGAGAAGCTGTCCGGGATGTCGCACCTCGGCGACCCGCAGACACTGCGCCAGGAGGCTGCCAAGAAGCTGCTGGCGCACGTGCTCGAAGAGGTCGACATGGCGGTGATCGAACCGGGCGTGCGCGAACGCTCGTGGCTCATCAATCAGCAGCGCGGCACCTTCACCGGAGAACTGGTGCGCTCGATGATGCTGTTCAAGTCATTCCCTCTATCCATGCTGACCCGGCAATGGAACCGGGTGCTGAACGGAGAGGCCGGAAACAAAGCGCTCTACGTGGCAGCGATTGCCGGCATGAGTACCGTCATAGGCGGCATGGTGACTCAGATCAACGAACTTCTGATGGGCCGCGATCCGCTCGACATCACTGACCCGCGCTTCGCGGCAAAGGCGTTCATGAAGGGCGGGGCGATGGGCATCATGGGAGATTTCCTCTACTCCGACACGACCGGACACGGTTCGAACAGCCCGGCAGAAATTCTTGCCGGCCCACTGGTCGGTACCTTTGCCGAGGCTGACCGCCTGACGCGCGGCAATATTCTCGAAGCCGCCCAGGGAAAGACGACGCACGCTGGAGGAGAGGCGATTCGCTTCTTCTCAGGGATGACGCCGGGGGCGAATCTCTGGTATCTCAAGGGGGCGCTGAATCATCTGTTCATCCACCAGATTCAGGAAATGGCCTCACCAGGCTACCTGAACCGCATGGAGGCGCGCGCCAGGCGTGAGTTCAAACAGCATTACTGGTGGGGGCCTGGCGAAGTGACCCCAGGTCGAGCGCCGAACGTGGGCGCCGCAGTGGGAGGACGATAATGCTCAAAGACCAATACGAGAAGCTGCAGACGCTTTCAGAGCGCCTGACAGACGTATTCCTCGACGAGGCCGAGCCGGAGAAATGGCCTGGGCACAACATCGAACCGTGCGCGATGGATCAGAAGACGCGCGGAGACCGATACTGGTGTAAGAAGAACGCCGTCGCCACGCTGACGCTGATCGGCCGGGTCACAGACCTGATCCAGAAGCAGAGAAACGCAGGCAACGGCGCGGCCGTCGTGACCGACGAGGAATCAACGCTCGACGCCGAGATCAATGCCGCCGAGAAGGAAGCCGCCAAGCTGCTCGACAAACTCAATCGCCGCAGCAAAAAGGGTGAGTTCGATAAGAGAGTGCATGGCAAGTCGTAACGTCAACTTTCTCACGTTTTTTTTAATGTGGGCGAAGCTGCAGGGCTGGGAAGTCCCGCTGCTGCACGTCCGCATTTGCCAGTGGCTCGACACATGCACCGACCGCGTGCGGGTCCTCATGGTCTTCCGGGGTGCGGCAAAATCGACGATCTACGCTGTCTGGAAGTCCTACCGGCTCTACAAGAACCGGACGAACCGCTCGCTGATCTACGCCGCTGACGACAAGCTTGCCGGGAAAATGACCCGCGACACCCTGGCGGTGCTGCGCCGGCATCCACTGTGCGTCGGCATGCTGCCGCGCAATCCTGGCGCCCTGTCGTTTTGGGTGAATGGCGCCACCGACGCCCGCAACCCGAGCATGGAAGCCGTTGGTGTGAATTCCAACGCGACCGGCTCGCGCGCCGATGATGCCGACTTCGACGACATCGAGGTTCCGAAGAACATCAAGACCGCCGAGGCCCGGTTGAACTTGCGCCAGAAGATCGAGGAATCGACGCACATCCTTGTTCCTGGCTGGCAGAAGACTTTCGTCGGCACGCCTCACACGCACGACTCGATCTACACCGAGCAGATTGAGGGCGGTGCCGCCGTGCTGAAGATTCCCCTCTTCGAGCACGTGCGCCGCTACACCGACACCACTCAGCGCCGACGGTACCGCTTCGACTTCCCGGTCGCCGACGACGGCCTCTATGTTATCGCCGGAATCTACAAGTTTTCCCGCATGCTTGTCGAGGGGCGCGACTATCGCGTCGAGGGTAACGAGGTCGTCTTCAACACCCCGCCCGGCGACGTGCTCGACATCTGCGCCGGCTGCGCCTGGCCGGAGCGCTTCACCCGCGAGGAAGTTGCCCTCAAGCGGAAGGAGACCCGCACGCTCAATGCCTGGGATTCACAGTACCAGCTCGAAGCGAAGCCCATATCGGAAGTGCGCCTCGACCCTGCGCGCATCATCCCATACGACTGCGATCCGGTGATCCGCTTCGCCAACGGCGAGGTGGGCATGTGGCTCGGCTCGACACGCATCGTCGGCGCAACAGCCTACTGGGACTGCTCGCTCGGGAAAATCAAGTCTGACGCCTCTGCATTGTCCTTGCTGCTGACAGATGCCCGCGGGCAACTCTACTGGCACGCCGCCAAGGGGCTGACCGGGGATCTGGCCGAGTTCGACGAGAAAGACAGGATCGTCGGCGGACAGGTCATGCAGGTTCGCGAGCTGGTGCTGCGCCTCCAGATTCCGCGCGTCGTCGTCGAGACCAACGGGCCGGGCGGCTTCGTGCCGAACATCCTGCGCCAGGCGCTCAAGGGAACCGGCTGCGGTGTGGGCGAAGAATTCTCCGTCACCAACAAGCAGAAGCGCATCCTCGACGCCTTCGAGGCGCCCATGTCCTCACGCTTCCTATGGGCGCATGTCTCCGTGCTCGAAGGCCCGGTGTGGGATCAGTTGAAGGACTTCAACCCAGATCTGCGCGACCAGCCAGACGACTACCTAGACAGCGGTGCCGGAGCAATTGCGCAGACACCGATCCGAATCGGGAAGAAGGTCGGGAACCCGACCGAATTATCGCGAGAAGATTGGAGACCATCTGCGGGAGTGTACGAGGTCGCTTTCGAACACTAAACCTTCCGCAAAAATTACGCGAGGCAGAATATGACAGTTTCAAATCAGTCCACAGTTAGTTCTTTTAAAGCGAACGGTTCGTCAACTGTATTCAATTTCAATTTCCAGGTTCTTGATTCAAGAGATTTGAAAGTTCATGTTAATGGAAATCAAAAGGTTGTCGGATATGACTACACGGTATCTGGAATAGGAAATTCATATGGCGGAAATGTGAATTTTTTATCACCACCTGAAGAAAATTCAGTGGTTGTTATTTACAGAGAGTCTTCTTTAAGCAGAGAAACAGACTACCAAAGAAACGGGGATCTGCGCGCAGAAACGATAAATTACGACTTTGATCGATTATGGCTTGTTATGCAGGAGGCATTCGTAAAATTTAATCGCGCACCGCTACTCCCTATCGATTCTCAAATTTCTTCCACTATAGACTTTCCAAAACCTGAATCCGGAAAATATATCAGGTGGAACTTGAATGGAACTGCTCTTGAAGCAGTTGATGGAACAGGGACTTCACAAGCCTATTTTTTGCAGTCCGGATCAGGTGCTGTCTCTCGATCTATGCAGAGCAAGATTGGAGACTTTGTAAACGTCAGGGATTTTGGAGCGCTCGGTAACGGGTCTGCAGACGACACAGCCGCTTTGCAAGCCGCCATCGACTACGCCGAAAGTCTTGGCGGAGGAACAGTCCACTTCCCGGTTGGCAACTATCTGATTTCTGCCACTCTGACGGTGCAGAAGGGGGTGCGTCTTGTCGGTGAAGGCCAAATTCAGGATTCAACGTCGAGCAGCGGTGCGGCGGAAGGATCTTGCATCCGGTGGAACAGCGCATCCCACCTGGACATGTGTCAGATTAAATCGGCGACGTACGGCAATACCCTTCGAGGGGCCGGATCGATAAATATCGTCTGGCACGGCAGCAGCTACGCAAAGTGCGCTATCCGCGCATCGTCGGTCATGCACTGCGAATTCGACGGCGTTTCTCAGGCATTCACCGAAGCAGGCTTGGTACTTGATAACGGCAACGGCGTGCTTTGCGGTCTGACAAAAATACCTCGTTGGGAGCATATTTACGGGTCTGCGCCGGCTACGGAAGGATCGCACGGACTGGTGCTCGATGGGGATGTCATGCCAGACCTGACTTCTGGCGTGACTCACAACCTGATCGGTTCAGTTACCGGTCTTATAAAAAACGGAAACATGGTTCACATGCGGGATTGCGACGGAAACGTCATCCAGCATATTCAGGCTTCGCGGGCCAGTGGAGGAACAGGGAGGGCAATCGCATTCAAGAACGGCTCGCAACGGCATGCGAGGAACAATCTGGTTGTTTGGATGCTTGGAGGCGTACTGGCTGAAAGCAGCACGCGGGGCAACAATATCCTCCACCTGCATTCCGAAGCGGTCGATTTGCAAATCGATTCCGGCGGGCAACTGCACTACAACACGACAGACTATATCAGCGCCGATCAATGGCAGACGCATCGTTACGTGATGAGCGATCAGCTTTTGCTCCCACCCGGTGTATTTTCTACGGAAGAAGAATACGTCGCTTATGTTACTTACGATCCTCCGAGTCTTGCTGACGGAGCCGGCGCGGAGGTGGAC